CCCCCCGCCATATATCCCGAGAGAGATTCCAAGACCGCATCGAGCAGGATGGGATGCGGATAGCGCAATAAGATATGTGTATGTGCCTTCTTAGCCGACAACAGCTCTGGTACATCGACATCCCCCTTCTCCGGCACATCAGCCTTGACAGCATGCCCGACCTGGGCAATGGTAAGCCGGTCCTTATCGATACGCGTACCATCAGCAAGGATGATAGACGTACCCTTTGGACGCGACCGTATCCAGGAGTACACATCCTCCGGACCCCAAAGGTCCCTATCATGGACCGGGCCTATCGCGCACGAGACATGCGCAGCAAGCAGACCGGCCATGATAACCTCGCGAGACTCATACGAGACAATCGCCCACCAAGACCGACGATTGTCCCGACGAGCCGGCACTAGTCATCACCACTTTTGGTAGCTGTCATAGAGCCGATAGAGTGACTTTCGACCGATGATGTATTCCGAGCGCAAATTCGCATCACGCGAATCTGAACGAACACCTGCATAGCGATGGCGAGCAAGCACCACGGGATGGCCGATGGCCAGACAATGGATAATAGGGCCAAGGATACGCATACGATTAAGGCATATATGAGGAACATACTCCTCCGCAAGCGCCCTGACCTGCTTATCAAGCATGTCGCGACTTTGGGCGACAAGCACAATCGCATAGCCAAGTTTGCGATGCTGGGCAAAGTAACCGAGCCATCGCATTCTGTCGGGACTTTGCCAGTCCCTGGCATTAAGGATGAGCTGTGCTTCGTCGATAACAAGCAAGATGCTGTTCTCAACCACCTTCTTATCCTGCCAATACCAGCTCGCAAAGTCCTCCAGCAGCTGCGGATTAAGCTTCTCGTTCGGGACATATATAGGTTTCCTCCCTAGATCGACATTATACATGACATTGGATATAACCGGATAACCACGCCGCGCCGTACGTCTTACGCGCGCGGCGACGTGCAGAGACTTGCCCGTCCCCGGATACCCCGTGTATATTTCTATCATTTTGATACCCTCTGTCTCCCTAACGTGACAGTCGCGCGCGCGTGCGCAACTTTGGGCAGACAAAAGCAGTCTACCCAAAGTTGCCGGCGACGGAGTTATTGCAGGCTCAAACGGGCATCGTCGAAAAAGGGGCTATGGGGGCCCCTTTTCCGACAATGCCGAGCCTGCAAAAACTCCGCGCGTATCGGCACCGTCGTGCCGATACAAAGAGCTCGGAACTGCACGTCAACCATACTCCCCGCGAAGGACTCACCGAATGCGCTGCATTCGGTCCAGCCTGGGCCGCTCCGCGCGAGAAATTTTCCGTAATCAAAACCCGATTACGGAAAATCCCTCACGCTACGCAGCCCAGGCTGGATTGGCGCATGACCTGCGGTCATGCTTTATGAGGGGATTTGCTGACGCAAATCCTAAGAGCGCATAGAGCACGCGCGCGACGTCTAACTAAACAGCAATCGTGAAATGGTCAAGAAGAAAGCTCACCACCGAAGTCGCGAAGCCGGCAGCGACCTTGACCGCCAGCCACGCGACGCAAAAGGTGAAAATCGAGCCTAAAGGCGTGAAAAAAAGGGCATATCCCAACCCAGACTTGACATTGACAATAGTGGCTAAAACGTCATAGAGATAGCCACCGATTGGGTCATGCGGGAAAACACCGGCCAGAAAATGCATAAGAGCATCGAGAACTTGCATAGCCCCCGTAACAAGCAGAGCTAACACACCTATCTACCTCCCTAGATAGTAATCCCAGCAGACCGAAGAGCCGGGCTTATGCGTACCTGTTCCTCGGCAAAACACCAGACAAAAAGCACCATCTGGCAAGCTCGAAAAACCGCCATAACAGGAACAAGCGGCGCAAAGTCCATAATAAAGTCATAATGACCTAAAATCGGGAAATCAAAAGGTAGAATGAACCTCGGCACAACCAAACCCGCCGAACCGAAAACCTCGGCAATGCGCCGAAAAATCTCAATGGCCGAAAAAGGCCAAACGTCAGCTAAATACGACCAATCCGGCAAACGAAGCCACTCCGGATTCCAAACCGCAATTTTGAATAAGACCCCCGGCAAATCGCCGAGGGTCTTACCAAGCTGCGTAACAAGGTCGATTAGCTGCTGGATTAATTGCTCCAACAACAACCTCCTATGTCAAAAAGCATCAGCGTCCAGCGCGAGCCGTAAACCTTTGGAAAAGGTTTATGGCCAACCAGACTACCGACATAGTAGCCAAGATAGGAACAAAAGCCGTCACAGCTTTAATTGCGAAATCAATAATCGCGGGTGCCCATTGTTTCAGGACCTCCCAAAGTGCAGACGTAATCTCTGTAATCACCGGCGTACTCCCCTCTAGCAGAACAAGACCAGCCATTTATCTCACCCTCCTAACAAAAGTCAAAATTTGAGCAATCATCCATCCAAGAAACCATGCAACGGACGCCAGGAAAAAACCGGAAAAACCACCAGCGACAATAGGCTCCGCCATACTATCCACCTCAACTCCGTGTGGCATCCCAGGCTATCCAACCGACAATCGCACCGAGGATAGCCCCTTGCAGCCAGACAACAGCCACAAGCCCCTGTAGAGCCGTCTCTATAAGCTCCGGCTCACTCATGCCGTAACATCCATAGTAACGAGAGCAAGGCCGAGCGTAAGGCGACTATCAACGCGGAGAGCAAAGCCGAGCTTAACAGGGCAGCCGAAAGCAAGGGCATGAACCTCACCCTCAATCTCCGGAGGAACAAAGCACTTAATGGCGCCAGTGCCCTCGATATGAAAAGTCGCAATGCAAAAGGCATTGCCACTCTTAGAGACAAGACTCTGAAACTCAACAAAGCGTGCGGGAGCAGTCATTATAACATCATCATTTTGTTTATCACTCATATATATCATCTCCTAATCTATATATTCAGGAAGCAAATGCAGTTATCAAAGTACAAGACGCGTCAAAGCTCATAATACCCTATCCGCGCATCCCCATACCAGCTACCTCATATCCCAGCACATCTCCATACCAGCAACACATCTTGTGGGAGCAGCAGCCAGCGTGTGTCGTAGTACACGCTGGCACGCACCGATAGCATGCAGCCCGCCCGGGCCTCCCACGAGTCTGGCGACTGCGTGCAAGGCCCGGACGGGTTGCCACTAGCGGAGCTTAGGAGCGACTACTCGTCTACAAGCTCGCCATCGTCGGAAGGATCCATACCGATAATGTGAGAATCGTGACCGACGAAAACCGTAGTAGCACGATGGGAACAAACGTGCTTTGCCGTACCGATAAGTTCACGAGGAATGATAATCGATACATTCTGGGCTTCGTCAGAATCGTAAAAAGATACCAGCATATCGTCCTCTGTATAGTCGATGATTATTGCCTTACCACGATAAACTTTCATTTTACTTTCCCTTCTCTGTTATCCCTTACGGACACCTATATAATACCCTATAGCAGCTGTCGGTAATAGTAACCATGGCCACGTATCTCTTTTATCGCAGAATCATCACATTCCTGCATGTAATGGAAAACAAGTTGTTTAAAAGTAATCTGACGATGGGAATTGACCTGCTCCATAATATAACCAACAATACGCTTAGACGCTGCGTAGACATCATCCTCACGCTCACCAAGAGCAGCCGTCACGTCCCCAATGCAGATAATATCATCAGCCGAGTACTGCGCTTTGGCAGGCGTATCCTGATGTGTAAGGTATCGATAATAAGCAACGGGACTAGCAACCGGCTCTGCGTATCCCACACCCGCCATATATCCCGAGAGAGATTCCAAGACCGCATCGAGCAGGATGGGATGCGGATAGCGCAATAAGATATGTGTATGTGCCTTCTTAGCCGACAA